AGGTAAGAAAGAAGCTGGAGAAACACCAGAAGATGAAAAGTCTGAAGCTGCTCAAATACCAGTGTTTCCTCAAGAACCCGCTCCTTCAACTGGAGAAATAAATCCACACCTTATGAACGAAGGAATTAAAATTGATGAAAAACTAAAAGCCGAACAAGAAGCAGCGGCTCCAAAAAATCCAGGTCTACAAAGCCCAACTTTCAATTCAAAAACAGCATAAACAAATCAAATTAACAACCACTGAACAACCGCTGGGCAACCAGCGGTTTTTTTCGTTGACATCTGCAAAGTTTGATGTATCGTCCATAAGCATGGAAGAAGTTCCAAAAATAAAAAAGCCTAGAAAAAGGGTGAAAGATTTTTACCCTTCCGACGTTATTGAAAGAGTCGTGTTTCCTATTCAGAACAATAATCTGTTCTGGAAAAAGGAGAATGCACTTTTTAAAAAGTTAATTACAAAATATCCAAATAAAGATTTTTGGAAGAAAACTCAATTAAAAACTGTTCCTTCTTTAGCTATTTATATTAATATTGAAACGAAATATCTAAGATTAAAGTATCAAGAGTTTCATTTTCAACCAGAAACAATTAAAGAAGAAATAAAGCTTGGAGATAAAGTTGGAGAAGATTATAATACAACAAAGAAACCGAAATCACTGAAAGACTTTTTAAAATGAAAAAGAAAGAAAAAGAAGAAGTACAACAAAGCAAGATCTTAACGTCGCAAGAGCAAATGAGCAGTTTTTTAAAATCGAATAAAGACTCTCATTACAATTTTGAAGAAACAATTGAATATCGCGTTTCAAGTGGAAGCCTTTTATTTGATTATAAATTAGGAGGAGGTTTAACGACTGGACTTCATCGATTCATTGGCGTTAACGAAGGCGGAAAGACGAGTTGCGCCCTTCAATTCATGAAGAATTTCTTGGATCAACCTACCAAAAGAAAAGGTTTTTACATCAAAGCTGAAGGACGGCTCGGCAAAGAAATGGTTGAGCGGTCAGGCATTAAATTTGTATTTTCTGCTGATGAATGGGTAGAAGGGACTTGTTTTGTTTTTGAATGTAATATTCATGAAACTGTATTTGATGCGTTTCGAGAGCTTGTTCTTAAGAATGACGAAAATCTCAGATATTTTTTCCTTCTTGATTCTGTAGATGGCCTCATTAGAAAAGGCGATTTGGATAAAACTTTTGAAGAGTCTCAGAAGGTTGCTGGTGGAGCAGTCATTGCTGCTGACCTTATGAAGCGTTTATCCATCGCTTTACAAAAGCGTGGACATATTGCCGTATTCATTTCTCAAGTTCGTGCTGACATTAAACTTGATCCATATAGCAGGGTGCCAATTCGCCAAACAACTGCCACAGGCGGAAACGCTTTGTTACATTTCGCTAACTGGATTGTAGAGTTTGACCCTAGATTCAAGGGCGATCTTATCCTTCAAGATGAAAAAGCTAATTACGACGAATATAAAAATCCATATACTGGTCACATCGTAAGAGTTACCGTCAAGAAATCTCCTAACGAAAAAACTAATTCTGTTATTAGATATCCAATCAGATACGGAAGAAAGAACGGTACTTCTAATTGGATCGAAAAGGAAATCTTTGATTTTCTTTTAATGTGGGGCTTCGCAGAACAAAAGGGAGCTTGGATTAATTTCGACGAAGACTTTCTCAATATTTTGAAAGAAGCTGGCTTTAATGATTTCCCTGAAAAGATTCAAGGGACTGCCAAGTTTGAATCTTTGATAAACGAGAACGTACCTTTAAAGAAATATCTATTTAAATACATTAGTGATAACATACTAAATTTCTCAAATGGAATTTCTGACGCTGAATAACAAAAAAAAACGTTGTAAAAACTTAAAGAACTATTTAATAGATTGGGATTCTTCAAGTAGAAGCAAGTTGCAAAAAAAAGTTAAAGACTTTTTATATAAATATTGGTCTCGCAGTATTGTATTCGAAGAGTTTCCTGTAGTTGGTACTCGTCTGTCCTTGGACTTTTATAATGCTAATAAAAAAATAGCCATAGAAGTTCAAGGTAGACAACATCAAAAATACATTGAATTCTTTCATTCTGATAAGATTAATTTTCTGCATCAATTAAAAAGAGACAGAAAAAAAGAGATTTTCTGCGAAAAGAATGGTATAATTCTTGTTACGATTTTTGAAAACGAAGAAGTCACAACTTCTTTATTTGAATCTCAAGGTGTAATATTATAATAATAAATGAAAAAAGAACAAAACTCGGAAAATTTCAAAAATTTTAAAATACCCGAGAATTATTTTAATAAATTCTTTGAGTTCACTGGATCGGATGATTCGTCTAAAGGATTTATAGTTGCTTACGTTTCGCAGGATGGCTGTCCAGTAATTTATACTAAAGTTGCAAGCTCCATCGTAGAGATGGGTCTAAGAAAAGCTTTAGAAAAATATTTAATTGAAGCCGAAAATAACGAAGAAAGCATTGACATGGACAACGAGTAAGCGTATTCTCTGGAAGAATGATCTTCTCTTACGAGTTAGAAACACAGTTGCTGGCTGGATTGCTCAAGTATCCAGAAAAGTATTTAGAAATATCGGCCTTCATTTCAGAAAAAGATTTTTGGAATGAAGGTTCTAAAATTAATCGTACTCTTTTTAAAGTACTAAAACAAGCCGTCGAGAATGGAGAGACGATAGACGATATAGTTTTAACACAACGTGTTAAAAGTTTAGGAATATCATTTGAAGACAATATAGAGCCTTTAGATTATATTCAATCTTTATCTCTCCGTAAAATTGCTAAAGATACCGTTTCGTCTACAGCAAAAGAACTTAAGAAGTTCACAATGAGACGAGAGATACATTCTTGCTGTTCTGATATCGGCAAGAAGATGCGCTCTCTTCCTTCTTCGACTGATTACGCTGGAATCATCCAAACAGCGGATGAAATCTATAACGGTCAAATCAATCTTTATGAAACAGGAGTAGATAGACCTGTAAATATTTATGATAAGATGGAAGATCTTATCGAAGAAAGAGGTAACAATCCAATTGATCAATTCGGTTATGAAGGCCCGCATCCAAAACTTCAAGGTATGTATGGATCGCTGCTTAGACCGGGAAACATTACAGTCGTTGTCGCTCGTTCAGGTGTTGGCAAAACGCAGTTCTGTTTAGATTTTACTACAAAAGCTTGCGCTCGTTATAATTTACCTCTTCTTCATTTTGATAATGGAGAAATGAGCGAAGAAGAATTGATCAATCGCCAATGCGCCGCACTTAGCGGAGTCCCTTTGCATTTGATCGAAAGCGGAAACTGGCGTAAAGCTGGAGAACCTATTGTTGAGAAAATAAGATCAGTATGGAGTAAAGTACAAAAGCAAAAATTATTTTACTACAATGTTGGCGGCATGAATGTTGATGCTCAAATCAATCTTCTTAAGCGCTTTTATTACGCTGAAGTTGGCCGTGGCAATCCTTTGGTTTTTAATTTCGATTACATTAAAACCACTTATGAAAATTCTTCTAACAATAAAAGCGAATATCAAGTCGTTGGCGAGTTAGTTGATAAATATAAGAAATGCATTCAACGAGAAATCGTTAGTGATACGGGGCCGTGTATTTCTATGTTTACTTCTGTACAGTCTAACCGAACAGGTATTGTTAATAATAGGCAGTCAGCAAATATCGTAGATGATGAAAGCATTGTTTCTCTATCTGACCGTATTACTCAGTTTTCATCGCACATGTTTATTCTCCGCAATAAAACAAGTGATGAGCTTCAGAATGAAAAAGGATTTGGCACTCATAAATTCATTAATGTAAAAGCAAGACATTTGGGCAAAGATGTATTTAGCGCGATTAATCCTGTAAAAATGTCAGACGGCAGCTTAAAGAAGAACTTTGTAAATCTTGATTTCAATAATTTTGCTATTACTGAAAAGGGTGATCTACGAGACATCGTAGATGGTCTAAGCACAACAGCATCAGTATCAAACGACTCAGAGGACGACGTTCCGAACCTTAGCTAACATGAATATAGATCAAGAAAAAATAGAAACTATTCTTAGTCAGCTAGGCTATAGTCTTACTGACAAAGGTTCTTATTGGCAAACTAACGCTATTTACAGAGATGGCGATAATCGAACAGCTTTGCAAATCTGGAAAGACACTGGCATTTGGAGAGATTTCGTAGCAAACACCGGATACATGCCATTCAAAAAGCTATTAGCACTTAGCGCAAAAGACAATGATGTTGAAGTGGATCAATTAATCAAAGATTTAGAGAACAATGAAATATCAGATTTCGAAAGAAAACCAATTCAAAAAATGCAAGTAGATCAATTTTTCGATCACGATGAAGTTGAAACTTTGTTGCCTCATTATAAGTTTTATAACAATAAAGCAATTTCTGATTGCACTTTAAAGCTTTATAATGCT